CGTTTAGAAATAAAGTCTCCTTGATAACGGGGGAATGAAAGAAGAACTACTTTACCAAGATCAGGAAAACGAGAATCTACAGTACCTCTAAATGCTTTATAGATATTATCAGCAGTTTTTCCTTGATCATTACCTGTTCCTACTTCTGTAGCAAAGCCAGAAATTTCATCAAGCACCGCCATAAATAAGTTAAGACCCTCATGTGATTCACGCTCAGAATGTCCTGAATAAACCGTAATAGATTTATCAAAACCAATAGAGTTTACTTTTGGATCATATTTTCCTGCAAACCACGGAGATTTTTCAATCTTAGTTTTAAAGCCCTTAAAAAAAACATTTTTAGCTTGTTCTGCGTTAATAGCAACGTTAATAATATCAATTGCATCTCCACTAGGCTTTCCATAATACCGTGCTGGATCTTTCAAACAAAGAAGTTTATATACAACATAAGCACAAGCAACAGTAGAAACAAAATCTTTTCCACTACCCTTTCCTAATTGTAAAATAATTTCATTCTTAGTATATTTTGCAAAATGCCTATCGCCCTGTTCTGTGCCCATCAACATTTGTAAATCTTCTTTACGATAGATTTGGCTCATAGCCTCAACAATGTCATACTGAATTATAGACAAAGGTGGTTGACCAAGAAAATCTGGAGATTCAACAAAAGTTTTTACATCAACAGGAGTTTCTTCAAATTGATTATCCTGTAGCGCCTCAAAAAAATCATTGAACTTGGTGGACAACCGTAATCACTTCCCCATCTTTAGCAATTGCAGAAAGTCTTTGCATAATAAGATCACGAATTTCTGGATGCTCAGAGGCAATGTCTCTAAGAATTCCAACAAGTACTTCCTGTCGTTTTTCAATTTCAACCATTTCTTCTGCTAGCTCTTTATTTTCTAACAAACCAGCTTTTTGTAGCATGTCAATTCTTCTTGCTTCAATATCCATAACTAACTTAATAGCAGCAGTTTTAGCATTAAGGTTTGCAGTTGTTGTTGCATCATCAATAACTTCATATGCCTGTTGAATTAGTCTAGTATAGTGTGCGTCAGCACCAACTAAAGCATCTTTTGCACGAGCACGAATAGCATCATTTGCAGATGCCATTGCTTTCCATTCGTTAAGATGAGCAACTACACGAGTACGTGGCAAATTTAAAGTTTTAGAAATTTTTGTAGGATCATTTCCTTTAAGATATTCTTCAACAACCTTGTTTACCTCATCAAGATGATTAACTAAATCTATTTCAGTGTTTGTCATATTTTCCTTCTAATCTGTTTATTTCATCTTGAATATAAAAAATAGCTTTCTTTAAATCTTCAATGTGTGTATTTTCATTTTTTATGCCTGCTCTCCACAGATATTTAAAAGCATTTCCAATATTAAAATTTCTATGACGAGTAATTTGAATACATTCTACTCCAGAAGGGTCTGTTGTGTAATGTGTAGGATGGTTGACCTGATCAACGGTAATATTAAACTTTTCTGTCATCTTTTTGATTTCCTAAGCCCAAATTTAGCCAAATAAACATATATGGTCTCAACACTGCAACCACACTCTTTGGCAATATCCTCTGGTGTTTTTTTATCCATAACGTATCTTTTTCGTAGCCAGTTATCATTTGTATATAGTTTACCACTCATAGACTTTCCTTGTCAAGTTTATTAACTGGATCTAGCCTATCCCAGTGTCCGTTTGGATTACCCTGATATATCTGACCAGTTTCTCTATCTATTAATAGCCACTTTGTTGGAGCAAGTGTTCTAATAGTTAAAATAACATCATTATTTTCTTCTTGAAAATTAAATAGTTTACGCATAGTTAACTGCCTTTTCCCAGTTATTTATGGACCAGTGCCCAATGCCTGCTGCATCTGCTACATCATAATCTTCTATTTTTTTATCATATATTATTTCTAATAATTTAATTGTTCTTTTCTTTCTAAAATCACGTTCATATGATTTATACCAAGATAATGATTTTCCAGGATTAAGATTTCTTATCTGTAGCTGTTCTTCATTAGATAGCTTCTTATTACCTAGTTAGTTTTGCCATGTTATTGAAAAGCAAATGCAAGGCTATTAGTACTAGCATCAATTGCACATATGTGGCTAGGTTCATTAGTCTTGTTCATAATCAAAATATCCTTTAATCTGTTTTAACATTTTGTCTACTGTTTTTTTGCTAACATTACAGTTGGCACAAAATCCATCGTCATTATAAATAGAAAGCTGAACATCGCATCCACCAAGACATTTTCTAATTTTTCCAATTCTTTTTTGTCGTCTTACAACATTATATCTATCTGCAATTTTTTCTTTTGTAGCTTTATCTCTACATTCGTCACTGCAATATATTTGATATGATACTTTTGGCTTAAACCTATTATCACATCTTTCACACTGCTTCACTTAATTTCTCCAAGCGCTCTATTTTAACCGTTCCTGGTTCAGCTAGGGCACAGGCAGTCTTTAATGGACATCCTTTGCATACTTTAGAGTTAGACCTATAATTTTTTTGAGGAATTTCTTTATCTTTCCAAGACTTTCTTACAATTCTCATCCATTCAAAAGATTTTTCAATCCAAGCTATGTAATGATCATTGACCTCTATAGGAAATACAAGAAGGTCGTGATTATTTTTATTTTCATATATTAAAACACCTTTTGATTTTTTTAATATTTTCATATAAATTAATAGCTGCATAATATTACTAAGTTTTGGTTTACCGTGAAGCTTGTGGTATTCAAAAGCATCACTAGACATTGTTTTTATTTCTCCAACAATCTCTTCACCTTCCCACTTAAGCATTGCATCTCCATATCCAAAAATAGGAGGGTCATCATGAAAAACTTTAAATTCTGTTGTTGGCTTTTCATTATCATCTAAATACTCAATAGCCAACTCTGCATCTAATAACGCCTGCTGTATTCTATCGTGAGACTTTGTTCCAGCATTCATGTTTGCTACGCTATATGGAGTATCATTGCTTTCAAATATATACCACTAAATGCTAAATACCAATATCTAGCACATTCACCATGATTCCAGACAAGAGTAGATGGGGCAAAAGTTTTTTTAACCTGATGCTTTGGTTCTCTTTTTGCAATATACCCCGAATTAATTTTATCTATGAGTGCCTGAGTATCTAATATTTGTGGAGTATCTTCAGGCCTCATCATTATCTGTTTAATTAAATTTTTGCTCATTATAATCCTTTTTATATATTATATCAGTTATCGAATTATATACTTTAGCGCTGAGACAAGATCGTTAATTGCTTCTGCTGCAGTATAATAAATATTTTTCTTGCCTCTGTCTGACTTATCCACATTAGTCATCCATGTAGCCTTGAATGACATTTTTGCTGCAATAGCCTGCAATCTTACTATTTCTAGTGTTGCAACATTTAATATAGTCTGCTATTTCAGATAATCCATTTACCATTTCAATAGTAGTCTTATTTTGTTCACTCTGTTCCATTTTCTGCCTCCCATGTTAGCTGATCTAATAAATCAAATTCTATAACTGCAAGTCTAGTCTTTTTATTTCCTTCACCAAGTATAACAACAATAGCTGGAGATTTATCTTTTCCAGCTTTTATTGAATCAGTTACGGCCTTAGCCCAAACATCTTGATTCAACGTAAAAGACTTAGAAGACTCTTTAAAATCTATTACAAAACTTCTCCAAGTAGCATCACCCTTTTGCGTATTTCTTCCAGAGTTTTTATGCTGCTTGGCATTAATTCTCTTGCTTTCGTTTTTCTCGCTCATAATCCTTCTTTGTTTTTTTAAGTGGTGCTTTAGATAAATGTTTTTTGCTGCACATCCAAGTTAATTCTAGGCTTTCTCTCCATAATCTTAAAGAAAGAACTTCTTCTTTGCATGTATGACATGGAAATTTACCATTATAGGTTGTAAAATTAGACATTAGATATTTTACTTCTTAAGCTTTCTTGTAAATCTAAATCTTCTTTTACTCTATTTACTAACCCATCACGACCTTGCACCTTTGTTCCATCTTCTAGTTGATACCATGCTCCAGTGCGTGAAACAAGTCCTGCTAACTCTGCAGTATCAACAAGATCGCCAATAGAATCAATGCCAAGATTATCTCCTCTAAAATAAAAATCATACTCACCACTTTGAAAAGCAGGAGATGTCTTAGAAAATTGTAACTCCCAACGAACTTTTCGACCAATCTTTTCCTCAATGAGTTTATCTCCAACATGAATCTTTCCTTTAATTGCTTGATTGTCTGACTCTGACGAAAATAGCTTTATTACTGTAGATGAATAAAACTTTGTAGCTTGACCACCAGTTGGCTGTTGGCTTGTGTACATTGCATTAATATTATTACGAGACTGTGAAATTAAAACAAACAATGTTGGTTTTACCTTATTATTTGCATAATTAATCATTTTCCATGCATTGCTAAAATCACGAGACTCTGCACCAATTTGTTTAGTATTTTCTAACTGCTTAAGCTCTTCAGAGTCTTTTTCAAAATAAATTGCAGGAAGTAATGATGTGATAGAGTCTACAACTATTAAATCTACACCAGCCTCCATCAAATTAATTCCAACGTCTACCATCTCATTTATTGTTCTTGCTTGAGAAACGATAAGTTTTGAAGTGTCTACTCCAAGCTTTTCAGCCCATTCCTTGTCATATGACATTTCTGCATCAATCCAAGCACAAACTTTACCTTCTTTTTGTGCTAAACCAATCATCTGTAAACACAAAGATGATTTAGCGCTTGATTTACTACCCCAAATTAATACTTGCCTTCCGTATGGAAGACCACCATTTAATGCACGATTTAAACCAAAACTTGGAGTTGCTGCATACTCTGTTTTTGGAACAGCATCACCAACTAAAATATTTTTTCTTAGTTTTGGATTTAGCTGTGCCAATACTTCTTCAACTGTTACTGTCATTAGAATCTTACTCCATGCTTCTGTGGTCTATTGCTATTCTTTTCCATCTTTTCTTTAATAGCATAATCAAGAGATTTTTTCATATATCCTGCTTCTACCATTCCAGCATAAAGATCAAGGGTGCGAATAATAATATCTGCAAACTCATCAGACATTTGATCTGGATCCATCTCTTTGCGAAGAGCTTCCATTGCTTCTACTACTTCAGAGACAATCATCATCATTTGTTTTGCTACAAAAATAGGATCTACTGTTCTATCCCAAAATCCTTTATCGACTGCATTTTTATGTATCTGTTCTGCTAAATCATCAAACATTTATTACGTCCTCCATTATTACTGTACCGTCTTTTGTTTTGCCAAATTTAAACTTGTAAATATTTCCAGATTCAACACTCATATATGCTTTTGGAAATGCTGTTGGAAATACAGTCACAGCATGTAATCCTCTTCCAGCATCAGCTAAAGTAAGGGATGCCATTTTCTTTCCTGCTTTTGTTATCCTTGGTTTAAATGAAACCACAAACATTTCATCATCTTTATATGGCAACATTTTATAGTTTAAAAATTTAACCAATGGGTCTTTAGATTCTTTTATTTCATCCACAGGGACTGCAGAAACAACCCTGTTGTCATTTGCAAGAATAATATAAGAACGACCAGCCTCAATAGTGGTATTTTCATCATCAAATATACCGACAGACCCAGTTTTATCCAAAATTTCAATTCGTGACCATCCTTTTGATCTCTTAATTGATTTTACCATACCCATCAAAATAAATGCACCCTTTTCTTCATACTCTTCAATATCATTAATGTATGCATAATAATGTTGTGGAACTGGCATATTAAATTCAGGAAGGTTGAGGTACTCATACAAATTTTCTTTTACCTTTTCTGGATCTGCTGGATTATCAGAAAATGTAAGAGCACCAATAGAATTCATTGCTTGTAATGCACGGCTGTTGACTCCATTACCTTTTGTAAATGTAAAGGCCTCAACTTCTTCGAAAGACTTAAAAGGTCGTGCCGATATATATCGTTCTGCAATCTTATCAGAGATAAACTTGATCGCCGTGAGTCCAAACCGAATACCTTTACCCTCAATTTTAAAATCAATATCCGAATCGTTAATGTGAGGTAGCTTAATGCTAATCCCCATTCTTTTCGCTTCAATAAGATATTCAGTTCGTGCATCTTTGTCCTTTTCATTTTTTAGAAGTGCAAACATAAATTCAATTGGATAGTGGTATTTCAACCATGCCGTCCAATATGAGAGCGTAGAATAAGCAACCGCATGAGACTTGTTGAACGAATATCCAGCATGTGCTTCAAAGTCATGCCATAAATCACGAGCCTGATTAGGACTAATAAAACGAGAAGCACCTTTAACAAACTGTTCCTGAAACGCATCAAACTCTCTTGCATCTTTT